GCAAAATTTAATCTAATGATCAAAAATAATTTATACGAAACTAATTTAATAGAACTAAAAACACTAAACAATGAATAATAACGAAAACCCAATACCAGCACTATTTTTAGCCTTTTGTATTATCGGCTCAATATATGGAATTATACACCTTTTCGGAATGATTTTAAACTTAAATAACTAAAAAAAATGTAAAATTTAATAGTAAATATACAGTGTACAGGAATAGACGGAAAAACAGGTACTTTTTTAAAATGTAAGGATACAGGAAAACAATATACTAAAACGTATAAAGATTGTGTTCAATTATTTGAAAGCATAGAGTATAAAGAATTAAAAGAAAAGTATAAAATAAGTAATACATAAAAAACAAAATGGAAGCATTTAAAATAACAGGAATAGACAGAAACGGAAAACGTTTTAGAATAGAATCATCAAATAGTTTTTACATAGCGTGTATAAATGTTTACAAAGGTTCACTTTGGCAAAATTATAATGGCAAATGGAAACTTGAAAAAAGATATTACTAAATAATTTAAAGAGGTTAGACAAAAAAACCAACAGACAACCTTAACAAATCTCGCACGAACGTAAAACATTTTTAAGGAATACACCCCGTTAAATTTAGCGGGGTTTTTTTATGCGCTGTAATTTGTAATCTGTAAGCGTGTGCATCTGTAAGCGTGTGCATCTGTAAGCGTGTGCATCTGTTCGCGTGTGCATCTGTCAGACTAAAAAAAAGATCCAAAAATAGAAGAAACCACCCCCTAAAAATGCAAATAAGGTATAAAATACACCCCCCACCCCCCTATTTTTTGAACCTGATATAGTATTTGACCCCCTCCACAAATTTTTTCCACACGACACGACTTTTCAATTATAAGTTTTTTCTTACACTCAATATTTAGGCACTTTAAAAAATTTTTTTCTCTATTTTCCATACTTTTTCAATTTTTGTATCTTTTTTGGATTACATAATTCCAGTTAAAAAATCAGTATAGTCTATTTTGTAGGAAAAAAGTATGAAAAACAGCGATTTTGCAAAAAACGTAAAAAAAAAACGCACTTTTATACCCCCCCCCTAAAAAGTGTATCAAGAAATAGGGGGGGGGTGTTTTTCCATTATTTTATAAAAAAAATTATTATTAAAAAAAATATATAAAATATATATAGTAGTATTAATTAATTTTGTAACTTTGTAGCAATAATTATATTTTTTAAGAATGGAAAGAGATAAAGTATTTTTGGATATAATCCAACAGATTGAATTGGGTCGTTCTATAAAAAACATATTAGACGATGATACTTACCCTATATCTCGTGCTACTTTCTACAACTGGTTAAATGAAAATCCCGACAGAATAGAATTATATAAGAAAGCTACTGAAATACGAGCTGATGGTATCTTTGATGATATGTTGGAGATTTCTGATGACAGGAGTAAGGATTACTATTATGATGTGAATGGAAATAGACAACAGAGTATGGTTGCTGTGAACAGGTCGAGATTACAACTTGATACTCGTAAGTGGGTATTAGGTAGAATGAATCCTAAAAAGTATAGTGAGAAGTTAGATATTACATCAGGAGGAGATAAGTTGAAGGTAGTTCCGATTATAGGGATGCAGATTATTAACCAAGAGGAAGAAGAAGTTGCAGAATAAAAGTCTATCGTTAAATGTTAGAGGTAATTTAAAGCAATTAGAAGCTATAAAGGCTTGGACTGACAAAACTACTATTGATATTGTTTACGGAGGTAGTAAGGGAAGTGGTAAAACTTTTATAGGATGTTCTTTGATATGTGCAGATGCGCTAATGTACCCTGAAACGCATTATTTTATTGCGAGAAAGACATTAGCAGATTTAAGGAAGTTTACTATACCTTCTATTCAAGAGGTTTTGAGTGGTTGGGGAATAACGGAGGATTATTATACGTTCAACGGTCAAGATAACTACTTCAAATTCCACAACAAGTCTAAAATATTTTTGATTGACGCGAAGTATTTGCCAAGCGATCCGAATTATATGCGATTTGGAGGTATGCAGAACACTCGTGGTTGGATTGAGGAGGCTGGAGAGTTTGATATAGAGTGTAAGAACAACTTACAGGCATCTATTGGTCGTTGGAAGAATAAGGAATATGATTTAGCACCTAAGTTGTTACAGACTTGTAACCCGAGTAAGAATTATTTGTACAAGGATTATTATAAGGCGACTATTGATGGTAACATACCAACGTACAAGAAGTTTATTCAAGCCTTGCCGACAGATAACAAGACGTTGCCTGAAGATTACGTTCCTAACTTGATGAAGATATTAAGCCATAACGAGATTCAAAGGCTTGTGTATGGTAATTGGGAGTTTGATGACAACCCTTATGCGATGTTTGAGTATGCCGACATACTTGGATTATACACAAATGAGTTTGTGAAGCCTACTCAAGATAGGTATATGACGTGTGATATTGCGTACACAGGTTCGGATAAGTTTGTTATTGTGATTTGGGCGGGGTTCGTAGCGTTGAAAATAATTGCCATTGATAAGATTGACGATACAATGGTAAGTAAGAAGATAAATGAACTGCGTATAGAGAATAGAGTGCCACTAAAGAATGTGATATACGATGCCGATGGATTGCAGACATTTACAAGAGCCTCGACAAAGTTGGGTAATTTAGTTGGAGCAACACCATTTAACAATAATGGTAAGCCGATAAAAATGCACGGTAAAACGGAGAACTTTAAGAATTTGAAGGCACAATGTTACTGGTACTTTGCAGAAGCAGTTAAAGATTCAAAGATGTTTATTCAAGAGGATAAATATAGAAAGCAAGTGATTGAGGAGTTGGAGCAAATAAATAGAAGTCCTTTGCAAGATGATGGTAAAATATCGTTGGAGAAAAAAGAGGAAATAAAAAAGAGGATAGGTAGATCACCTGATTTTTCCGATGCGCTAATGCTCAGGTTTTTACCCGAATTAAAGGGCAAACCACGATTAAGAATTATTTGGTAATTAAAACAAAAAAAATACGAATTAATGCTGATAGTTTGATGATAAATGATTATCTTTGTTCTTTATTAATTAAAGATATGATATTATGGAAAATCAAAACACTATTAAGTATGATGGAAAAACATTTAGAGCTTCAAAAACGAACCCTAAGTATTACTATGCAGATGTGCAAATAGAAAAGAAAAGAAAAAAAATTGCATTACATAGATATATTTACGCTGAAAAATATGGAGAAATAGAAAGCGGTTTTGACATACATCACATTGATGGAAATTGTTTTAACAATGATATTAACAATCTTAGTAAAATTGAAAGAAGTGTTCACAGGTCAGGACATCAAACACAAAGAATGCAGAATCCTGAATATAGAGCAAACGCAATAAAAAAGCTAAGAGATTCAGACCTTAAAGCAAGAGAATGGCATAGTTCAGAAGAAGGAAAATTATGGCACTCTATAAACGGAAAAAACGCTTGGAAAAATAGAGTACTGCACGTTAAAGATTGTGCATTTTGCAAAAAAGATTTTGAAACTCCATTTCCAACAAGAGCTATATATTGTTCAAATATATGCAACCAAAGGAATAGAGCATTTATAAAGAAAACCGAGATTACGGATAATTTGGTAAATAAATAAAATATGATGTTCAAGAACAACGAAGAAGCCATATCGGCTATTAAGAGAAATTTAAAAGTTGATGAGGAATTTGTTGAAATGCGTGAATGTTCGCAAGAATTAAGAGCGTTAGTAAATGGAGATGATTTCATAGATGAACTTATAGAGAATATAGAGGGTATTGAGAGCGAAGTAAAGGCAAATGCGAGAAGGCAATACTCAAGAAGCATAAAAGATTTGTTTGGAAGGATATTTCAACCTATCGACAACATTTACTACGCAACAGGAGGCGTTAAAGACTACGACATATTGAACCCTGAAATTAAAGCGGAGTTTTTAAGTAAGATTGCAAGTATTAGAGATGGAAAGTCTTTAACGGAGTGGGTGCAGAACAATGCAATCAAATTAATGAACACAGATCCTAATGGATTGATGTTCTTGGAATATACTACTGAACCTGAAATTGACATTTATCCAACGTACAAAGCCATAGACAGCATTCGTTATTACGAATCAAAAGGACAGATGGTTGAGTATGTAATATTTGAACCAAAAGAGTTAGGAGAAAGAAAGTTTTGGAGAGTTGTTGATGAATTAACAGATAGAACGTTCGAGCAAATTGGAAATGTATTCAACATTGTTGAGGAATTATCGTTTCAACACCCATTTGGTCAAGTACCCGCACTTATTTGTTCTAATATTCAGATACCAGCAGAGGAGGAAAGATTGTCAGCTATTGACAACATTATAGACATCTCTAAAGAATATGCTCGTGACCAATCATTTTTGACATTATATAAAATTTATAAAGCTAATCCAATCTTTTGGAAATACGTTCAGTATTGTGGCGATTGTGGAGGAACAGGTAAAGTAGAAGAAGATACTTGTACTACTTGTGATGGTCACGGAAAAATGATGGGTAAAAGTGATGTAACAGGAGTTGTTGAGCTACCTATTCCTGATGATAGAGATACACCAGTTATCGCGCCAAATATCGCTGGATTTATATCTCCTGATTTAGATGTGTGGAAACAATATGGCGAGGAGTTGAATATGTTGGAGGAGAAGATGTACAAAACACATTGGGGTACAAGTTACGGTATTCAGAATATGAACAATGTAGAGAAAACCGCTACCGAAATTATCTACAACAAACAACCGTTAGAAAATCAACTAAACAAATATGCTGACTTTATCGAATATGTAGAATGGAAATTCTGCGAATGGATATTGAACTTCTACGATTTAGGTAAAAACAGAAACGAAAGTAGAATAACTATTAATTTAGGTCGTAGATATATAGTTGAGGGTTATGATACGTTATTGGAAAGATATGAGATGTCAGTTAAGGCTGAAGAAAATAGTGTGGTATTGGATAAGTTGTTTAGTGAGTATTTATCTGCGAAATATAGAAATAATCCTATCGATTTGCAAATTAATTTGTTAAAAATGCGAATTGAACCATATTTACACTTACCTTTACAATCTGTTTTGACTATCTTTGGAAACGAAGAAGCGCAAAAGAAAGTATTATATCAAAAATGGTGGCAGACCGTTACTGATTATAGTAAGTCAGAAGAAGTGCTGACTGCTGAATTTAATAACTGGTTTGAATTAAATAAAAAGGTTGTAGTTACACCATCTGCACCTGTAATTAAATAAACTATATGGAATTAATTGCTGTTTACAGAGCCTACAAATTAGGCAGAGAAGGAAATGGATTTAACAAAGACTACAAATTAAAAGTAGAGCGTGATCCGCACCTATGCGAAATAGAATACGCAGAAGGTGTAAACCACCACTCAAACATAAATGGGTTGTGGTACGAGAAAGATGAAAGGCTTTCTAAAATACATTATTCAGGTGGAGATTTTACTTTGCACTTGGAAGATGTAGAAGAAGAAAGTAAAGAAGATTTGGTTGCTAAATACGAAGAATTGTCAGGAGAAAAAGCAAAGCCTATTTGGGGAGTAAAGAAACTTAACGAAGAAATTGCTAAACTTAATAAATAATTTATGGCATTAGAAAATATTGCAGAAATTGAAACCACGTTAGGAATTGAAAGTGGTAAGTTAATTGAAATGATAAATAGTGATGAAGCGTTTAAAGTAGATTTGTCAGAAAAAGTTTTTTTAGATAAGACTGCTTACGAAGAAAGAATTGCTAACATCAAAAAAGAAAGTGCTATAGTGGCGATTGAAACCGCTGTAAAGGAACAAAGAAATAATCTTGGATTAGATTTTCAAGGAAAGACTATCGAGAATTTAGTAAGTGCGATTAAAGCCAAATCTGAATCTGAAAGTAAAATTGAGCCTGAAGAAAAGTATAAGACTTTAAAAACAGAGTTTGATGGATTACTTTCCAAGTTAAATGAAAAAGATGCAGAATTTAATTCATTTAAAACTCAAATAGAGAAAACAAATACATTAAATGAAATCAAAAGTGAATTTACGAAGTATATTCCTGATAATGTATTGGTATCTAAATCTACTATATTTACAGAAGCAAAAGAAAAAGGATTCTCTTTTGAAAAAGAAGATGGTAAGATTGTTATTAAAGATACAAACGGAAATGTATTGAAGGATGACAACTACTCTCCAATAGCTGTAAAAGATTGGGTAACTACATTTTCAACACCTTATTTAGCTAAAGTTGAAGGGGGAGCTGGAAAAGGAGATGATACTGGAGATGGTAAAGCTGGAAGTTTTGAAGCGTTTATGAAAGAATCAGAAAGAAATGGTTGGAACGCAAGTAAGATGAATGGCGAAATGGCTAAACGTATTGCTAACGGAACTTTGAAGATATGAGAAAATTAATTGAATGGTTTTTCTCTTTACTTATAGATAATGCTAAAATAGAAGCGTTTAAAAAAGAAGAAGCCGAAAAATTAAGAAAGGAATATCTTGATTATCAAAATGCGAAGTACCTTAATAAATTAAGAAAAAGGTAAAATAAGTATGATAATAAATTATCATAAATAAAAAAAATCTCTTACGAATTTAAAACTTGTAGGGGATTTTTTGTAACTTTGTATCACTTTGGCGGTAGTTGGAGGGATTCGGGCGGTATGCTCAAAATAAAAAAAAGAGTATTATCAATTAAATTTTAAACAAAATGGCGAATAAAACAACCGCAAATTTAGTAAAAGCACAAGCTAAACTTATTGGAGCTTTTCAATCATCTGAGTTACGTTTCACGTATCCAGCAACTTATTTAGCTTTAAAAGCTATGTCCCCTATTATGTTCCCAAACTACGATACACTTCGTACAAGAGAAGATAGAGTAGTAGAAACTAACTACATTGCAAGAGCAAGTAGAAGTGCTGCTTCAGGAGCAAGAACTCACAACCACACAGGAGTTAAACAAGATTCAGCAACACTTACTCCGTCTTGGGCTATCTTTGCTGACAAATTTAACATTTCTTTGAAACAAGCTGACATTTCTGTTTATAGTGCTGATGAGCAACTATTCAATGAAATCTCAAATGCAGTTTCAAATATGATGGAATCTTACGAAACCGCTGCTGTTGATTACTTAGTAGCTCAAAGAAATGCTACTGCAACAGGATTAGTTTCAACAGGAGATGCTGTATTTACAGTTGCAACTGGTAAAAATGCTTTTGAAATTGCTGCTGCAAATATTACAAGAGGTATGCAAATCACTAAAGTAGCTATGATGGCTAACAAGTATCCAGCTGGATATACTGTTTTCTGTGATTCTACTTCTTATGCTACTTTTGAATATCAAGCTGCTCAAGGAGTTACAAACGCTACTAACTTATCATTCCAATTCAATGGTGTAACTTTCGTTCACTCTGTTGGATTAGGTGCTAAAGCTGCTGTAATTAATGCTTCTTACACAAAAGGATTTTGGATAGTTGTTCCTAATGGTACAGTTGCTACTTTGCCTTGGATTCCTGTTCAAAACAGAAATGGTGTAGAAACTCCAGTTGGTAACTACTCTAACATTATCAACCCTATTGATGGAGAGTCTTACGCAGTACATACTTATTTGACAGCTGCTGACGATTCAGCTAATAACGGTTATACTCAAGATGTTGTTACACAATACGAGTTATCTCAAGATTTAGCTTTCGTGAAAGCTCCATTGAGTACTGCAAATGCTTCTACAATTTTAGCTTTTGCTCAACTATAATAGATGATAAACATCACTAAAATACAAACAGCGTTATCGGGACTTGTAGGGTTTAAACAGCCTTACAATCCTGATTATGCTATTGTAGATTCAACAAATCAAGCGAGTTCTTCAGGTTATTACATAACGGATAATCCGTATGCTAAAATCGAATACATAAAGGACAACCAAGATTACGTTGATATATCTACAACAGGTTTTAATTCATTACTTGCTGACATTAAGAAGTCATCTATATCAAGTATATGCAATCAAGTGTTTAGTGATTATGATTTTATTGATAGAACATTATTGTTTAAAAATGCTTCTAATAAAATAGAAGTAGAAACATTGCCAACTGGTTTTGTCGGGTATCGAATTAGAGTAACAGGAAAAGAAAATGTGGCTTTTAAAATTAGCCGAGTTTTACTCGACTTTCAAGGTACAGGAAGTTTTACTTTACTACTTTGGAATACTGCAAAGAAGGCAGCGATACAATCAAAGGCAATAACAATAACAACCGACCATCAGGAAGTCACACTTGACTGGGTTATAGATAATACAGATACCACTTACAAAGGAGAGTACTACATAGGCTATATTAATGATTCGCTTACGGTAGCTCCATATAAAAGAGATTGGAACGCTGGTAACGTATTATCAAATCCTACATACTTACAGATTGAGAGAGTAAAATTGGTTAATCACTTAACTACTACTCTATTTGATTTAGAAGATATTGAAGGATTGTCAGAAGATTCAGGATTGAATTTTGATATAAGTGTGTACGAAGATTATACTGACTTCATTATAAACAATAAAATGCTTTTCGCAAGAGCAATTCAAATTGAAGGTATTATAGGTTGTATTCAACTTTACTTATCATCATTAAGAAGTAACTCAAATCAATCGCAATCTGCTCAATTATATGAGAAGTTAATGATTGAATTAAAAGGAACAGCTAACGAAAGTGTAGTTAAAGTGATTGGGTTAGAAAATCAGTTGTTAGGCGAGATCGCTTCTATAAGAGCTGAAGTTGGTAAATTGAAAAAAGGTTTAGTAAAGTCAAATCAAATCTTTGCTTATACATTAAGATAATGGCTAATTACACAAAAGAAAACCCAGTAGGATTAGATTTAGTTGTCGATGTAATACAAAAAAAATTGTATAACAAACTATATCCATTGTGGAATGTGAAATTGGAAGGTTATCCAAGGTGTTACGAGATTAAAAGAAGTAAGAAAACTACTATTGAACATTACTTAGGAAAGGGAGAGTATAAGTCACTTATAAGTAGTGATGAAAATAAATTCTTTTTTATCGTTAAGGACAACATAAGACAAGTTAGCTTTACGACTTACAACGCAGTTATTGAGTTGTTTTTCATCGTGAATGTGCAAGATTGCAAACCGTCTATCAAGCATAGAGCAGATGAAGAAGTTAGAAGTGATGTTATATCTGTGTTATCTACAATAGGTGTTGCAGATGCGTTAAAAACAATTATAATAGATACTGCTTCTGTTTTCAGAGGTTACGACTATGAGTTGTTAAATGATATGCACCCGCACGATTGTTTTAAGGTTATTTTCGAGATAAGAGATTTTAAATTAAAATAAATGGAATTTAAAGTAATTAAGCCATTTACATTTGATAAATATTACAATAAAGGAGAAGTAATTAATCTCCATACAAAAGAATTAATAAAACGTTTAATTAATAACAAACACATTATAAAAAATGGCATTAGCAAATCAAATAATAGTAGTTCCAAGCTCTAAAGCAGATTTATTAGGAACAGGATTGGAAGCAACAGCTTTCGATTGGGATAGAGTAGAAACGATTGAGCTTTCTTCAAGAAGCTATGTATATCCAACAACAGACCAAACATTAGCAACGGTTCAAGCTGCTCAAGTAAACGGAGATTTAATTATTCTTCAAGGAATAAAATCTTTCAAAATTACTGCTGTTGAACCACAAATCAATACAGCTGATGGTTCAGGTTACAAAACAGTAACAGGAGAACTTCCTTACGAGTATGAAGTAATGTTTGATAACAATGGTGTAAACTTTTGGAAAGCATTAAGAAAACTTAACTCTAAAGATTCTTACAACTGTGCGTTTTACGATGTTGAAGGAAACAAGATATTTACATCAAACAAACAAGGAGATATCTTCAAAGGATTCCAAGCTAAAATGTTGTTCGTAGGACAATACAAAGGTAAAGAAGGAAACAACCCAGCAGAGGTTAAAATGAACATCCAATTAGCCGACACAGGAGAAATGGAAAGACAAGTATGGATTTCAGGAGATATTCTTGATTTTGATGCTAAATCTGATTTAGATGGTGTGAACGATTTGTATCTTGCTACAACAGGAACAACTCCTACTACTTCAACTACATCTTGGTCGTTTACTAACACGTTAGCAGACCGTTCTCAATATGTTGCTGGTATTCCATTATCTAATTGGGCAATCAAGAAAGTGAATATTACAACTGGAGCTACAACTTACGTTATTCCTTCTGCTGTTTCAGAGAACCCAGTAACTAAAACCTATACTCTTACACACGCTGCTTTGACAACAGGTTTTACTTATTCTGTGATTACTGCTACTACTCCAACCGTGAGTTCAATAGCTTCTCCTATAATTCAAAACTCAACAACTAAACTTATCTATAAGGGAGTTGGTACAGGTATTGCATTGTAATATTTAGATTAGATTAATTTATTAGACCCGATGCGTAACTGTATCGGGTTTATTGCTTATATTTGTATTATGACAGTAAGAGAATACATAGCGAAAGCGAAAGCAGTTCAAAATTCTGTAAAGGGGTATGTTGATGATATTGCTTTGATGAAAGAGGAAGATATAACAAACCTTAATATAATCCAAATGCAAAAAGGATTAGGATCTAACGATCAAAGACTACAATACCCATTTGAAGATTATAGTGGTAAATACACTCCAAGAGCAGTTGCTGAATCATTAAAGAAACCAACAGTATTACCTAAAGCAGTAGGTGCTTTTTACAATTTTGGAGCAACAGGAGATTTCCTTTCTAACTTTAAAGTAAGAGTAGTTAAGGAAAACAAATTAGAAGTTTATAGTACAGGGACAGGTAGTGGAAATAAAAGTATTTTACTTACTCGAACTCAATATATGTACGGATTAAATGCAGAAGATACTCGTAAGTTAAACTACGAAATAATATACCCTGAATTAATGAAATTTATAAAACAATTTATATGATTGAATACTATGATAGTATAGAAGTGTTACCATTATACAACTGGGATAAATACACAACAACAAGAGATAATAATTGGTTAATAATAGGATTTAATGGTAGGCAGACTAAAATAGACAACGAGGAGTTAACCGCATTAGAGGGTAAATTACAAGAGGAATATTTTAAAGCAGTAGATGATAGGACTTTTACAAAAAAGTTGCAGAAATGGGCTAAAATCGATAATCTACGCACACGTTACAATATAATCTCACTACTTTGTAAAAGGCTTTGGTTAGGCTTTGGAGATATGCAAATGGAATTAAGACAGCAATACATTGAGATAATAAATAAGTTTGGTTTTAATATGCCAATAATAAATACGGTTGAAGGAGATGCTGAAGAAATTGCGTTGATAACACAAGCTATGCAAAATATTAAAACGCAAATTGAAATGCTTGAGTCAGAATTAAAAACCGATGATAAAAAACAGACTTATAGTCTTAATAAGCAAATGGTTTTAGTAGGTTTAAGTTTAGGGTTGCCTTATAAAATCAATCCAAAAGAAACAACGGTAATGGAATGGGTAGAGCTATGTAAATTATTAGAGGAAAAAAATAATCAACAAGTAAAGAATAATAAATAGAAAAGTTGTAACTTTGTAGTTCGGGGATTACTGTGAAAGCGGTAGTCCCTTTTTAAATTTAATACACTATGGCAAACGAAATAGATTTAATTGTTGGAAGTGAAGCATTTGCACAGATATCTAAATTATTAACGGAATTAGGTAAAGTAGATACAAAGTTAGGAGAGTTAGCTACTTCTTTTGGTAATTTAGGAAAGGGAGCTACTAACCCTTCAGATTCTGCTGCTTTAAAAACACTTACAGATAATAATGCAAAACTTAATGCCGAAATATTAAAATTAAGTAAGTCTTACGATGAATTAAATAAAAAAATAGCAGAAGGATCAACCGAAATAGCTAAAAGAAGTAGATATACAACCCAAGAAGCTACTGATTTAAGATTAGTAAATAAGGAATTAACACTTCAAAATACTAAAGCATCAGAATTAGCTGGAGCTTACGAAAAGTTAAGTGCCGCACATAAGATTGCTCGAGAAAGCGCTGCTAATTTAGGAGTTATTCAAGGTACAAATTCTAAAGCGTTTTTAGAAGCTGCCGCATCTGCTAATAATTACGATAAGAAGTTAAAAGAGATTGACCAACAATTAGGTAATCACGGAAGGCACGTTGGGAATTACTCAAGAAGTTGGAACGGATTAGGAAACTCAATAAATCAACTTACTCGTGAAGCTCCAGCATTTGCTAACAGCTTAAATACTGGTTTTATGGCTTTGTCTAACAACATTCCAATATTGGCTGATGAGATAAATAACCTTAAACTTAGAAACCAAGAATTAGCAGCAGCTGGTAAACCAACGGAATCTATATTTAAACAAGTAGCATCTTCATTTTTTTCTTGGCAAACATTATTATCGCTTGGAGTTACATTACTTACTATTTATGGTGGTAAATTAGTGGAATTAATGACAGCTGGAGAGGGAGCTGCAAAAAGTGCTGATTTACTAAACAAAGCCTTTGAAGATAAGAGCGTTTCAAATGCTTCTGAATTAGTTGAAGAATTAAGAATAAATATACAACTCGCAAAAGATGGTTTCCTTGATAAAGAAAAAGTAATTGAACAGTATAACGAAACTATTGGAAAAACAACAGGTTTAGTTTCTACTTTAGACCAAGCTGAAAGTGAATTAACTAAAAATGGAAATGCTTATATAAAAATGACTTTATATAAGGCTGCTGCGAATTTAGCTTTAGAAGAAGCCTCAAAGAAAACTTTAGAAGCTGAAAAGTCAAAACGTAAATCATTAGAAGAATTTGCAAGTTGGGCAGAAGGTAGCAACAGAGCTATAAAACAATATGGAGAAACAGATGAAGATGTAGATAGAAGAAATAGTAAACTTCGGGTAAAAAGAAAACAAGACGAAATTAAAATAAACACAGACGCTGCTAAGGCTAATATTTCCATAGCTAAAAAATTTCAAACAGACGCGGCAAAAATAGCTAAAGATTTTAAATTCAATTTCTTTGAAGATACAAAAGAAGAAAAACCTAAGAAACAAAAGAAAGAGGAAACAGAAAAAAAGGTATTAAGATTTGAAGAAGTTAAATCTGAAAAGGATTTACAACAAGCAAAAATACAAACAAATAAAATTGAGCTTGAAAGTGTTGATTTAGATAAACTGACTACTGAAGAAAAAATAATAAATAGACAGAAATTAAGTAGGGTTCAATTAGAAGCGATAGAATCTGTAAGAAAAGAAGAAATTGCAGTAGCGGACAAAAAACAAAAAGATGATAAATTAGAAAACGATAGAGCTTTAAAGAATGAAACAATAACAAGAGAGCAACACAATAAAAACATTGAAGATATTAATCAAACGCATAAAAACGTAACAGAAAAAATAGACGTTGAAGCGAGTAATAAGAAAAAACAATTAGCTTTCTCTGACTTTAAGTATCAAGAAGATTTATTAAAAAAGGATGCTGAAAACGTACAGAAGTATAAGATAAATCAATTTGAAGCTGAAAAATTAGCTCAAAAACAATTATCTGAAGATAATCGTAAAAATGAAAAGCTAACCTCAGCAGAGAGAATAGCTGCTTTCAAAGAGTTTAAAAGAATATCGGAAGAAGAATTAAAAGCTCAAAGAGATTTTGCTTTGTCAAAAACTGTAATAAAAACAGAGCAAGACTTAATAAATCAAGAATATCAAAAAGGTGTAGAATTACTAAATGATATGTCTAATCCATTAGAGGCGATTAAAAACAAAACTGCTGATTGGTTAAAAGGATTTACATCTGAAGGGTTAGATAACCCTTTAAAAGCATTTGGAATGGAAAGTGCTAAAATGTTTCTTGATATAGGAGCAAACGGAGAGAGTACATTTACTACAATGTATAAAAATGCAGAAGAAGGTAGAGAAAAATTCCAAGTTGCTTTTGGAGCTATATCTGAAGTTGGACAAGGTGCTTTCAATGCTATTGCTCAAGCAAGTATGGCTCAATACGAACAAGAGTACGCAAGACTTGAATCTCAAAAAGAAACTTCATTAAAATTTGCTGGAGATAGTGCTGCTGCAAAGGAAAAAATTGAAGCTGATTATGCTGCTAAGAAAAAACAAATAGATAAGAGAAAGTTTGAGGAAGATAAGAAGATAAAAATGATTAATATAGTTATAGATACTGCTCAAGCGGTTGTGGCTGCATTACCAAACATTCCTTTATCTGTTATCGTAGGTGTTTTAGGAGCTGTTCAATTAGGAATGGTTGCTGCTCAACAATTTCCAGCTTATGCTGAAGGTACAGATAATCACATCGGGGGTCTGATGCTTGTGAATGATGGAAAAGGATCTAACTACGAAGAAAAAGTTATATTGCCAAATGGTAAAGTAATTAGACCTCAAGGTAGAAACGTACTTATGGATGCCCCTAAAGGAACAAAGGTATTAAATCACGAACAGCAGTTATTTGAAATGCTACAAAGCAACAATATATCAATGTTACCTCAACAATCAAGTGGAATGACTCCTGAAGAAATGGATTTAATTTTAGGTAAACATTTTGGAAATATTAAAACACAAAACACTATCTTTGACAAGAACGGATTTCAAACGTACGTTAGAAATGGTAATAGCATAACAAGGTCTAATAGTAATCGTTCTCAAGCAATCGGGATAAGCGTATAATTATGGCACAAGAGATTTTCCAATTAAGATTTAAAAATAACGAAGATACAATCGTAAGCATTGATGAACCTATCAACTTTGCTACGGTTGATTTTCAGTTAAGCCAAAAAGAAAAAGGATATGGTCGTGATGTGTCTTTCAATGGTGGAGAAATACAATTTGAATTTGTCAAATACAGAAACCATTATTTAGACAAGCTAATATACTACAACAATACTTATGGATTTGAATCTATTGTAGATTTAATAATCATTTGTGGAAACGTAACGACAATAATCGGGGAATTAGATTTCGCTACCGCTATTACAGATGATTTGGAGTACTTTAAATGCAAAGTTATTCAGCAGTCCAATAGACAGATAGTAAAGAGGAGAAAAGCTGTTAAAGTTGATTTATTGAGCGATAAAGATATTGATGGAAACGCAATAGAACCATTAGTTAAAAAAAACTTAATACTAATAGCTAAACCGATATTTGAAAGTTCAAGATTAGAGCAGACAGATGTTTTTGATAATCACGGAGTCCATTCATACGGAAGTGGAAGAACTAATTACAGATTGTTTGCAAGGGATTTAGTTGATTTCTCTGTAGTAACAACTTACTCTCCTATTGATGATGGTAGTACAGAAGGGGTTAAAGTATTGACAGCTACTGCATCAGCATTAAGAAATATAACAATAAACGTAAGTGAGTTTACTTGCAAGTACGAATTGTACAATAAAGCTGGTAGTGGAGATGCTAACGGATATTTTGGTGTAAGATGGGGAAACACGTTTTCTTCAGCTTCAGGAACAGAGGTAAAGATTCCCGAAAGTATTTTTTCGCTTCGCTATGGTCGTCAAAGTGTATCATTTACTAAAGGTCTTACTGCAACTATAAGCGAACTTCCAGCGGGGCATAGCATTTGGATATACCATAGTCTTTATATCAGTCATTCAGGAGGTCAATATAGCGCTATTCAAGTGACTCAAGGCTTAATGAATATTGATATAACAGCAGAAACACTTGCTTCTGATTCGGTTGTATATTCGTTTAGGCTTATAGATGTAATGAAGCAAGTTGTTAAATCAATATCAGGTTTGGATGTAAATGCTCCAAGATTTGATGTGGGTGGAGAGTTTTACGACAACAGACTTGTTAGCGGTAATTTCTTGAGAAAAATAGACAAGATAGTGGATGAGGAAAACAAATTAATAAATAAAGCGTTTTTAGTGTCTTTGGAAGATTTAGAGAAGTCTATGTCTGAAATGAATGGAGATTGGGAAATTACTGATGATAACGAAGTGTTCTTTGGTATAGAGGAAGATTTTTATACAGACATTCAATTAAAAGAATTTACTAACGCTCCATTTTCATCTTTTAATAAATCATTCAATCCTAAATTTACCATAAACGAATTTCACTACGGATATAAAACGTATCAATCTTTAAAAGAAAAAGAGGAGTTGTTTAGTGGCGATGTTGTGAACGGAGAATCCAAATGGGTTTTACAAAACAAATCGGTAGAGAATAAAAAAGAGGTTTCAATAGAGTGGATTAGAGATTCTTTTTCTATCGAAACAAACAGAAGAAAGGCAATAGAAATATCAACAAGTAGTTCATCTCAAGAAGATGATAGCTTATTTATTATAGATTCAACAGATACCGTTGCTTCGGCAATTTCTGAAAGTAATATTTTTAGTCATTTTTACGAAGGAGATTCTGAATTACTAAAATTAAGTAGCGAGGTTATAGATTTTACAAAACTTACTTTTAATGTTGGAGATAAATTTGAGATAGTAAGTCCTACGATAATTAACATTGGAAAATACATTATACGTTCAATATCTCAAAAGATTTTAGAATTAGAAAGGCAATCTGACATAACAGGTATTTTTTCAGATATTTACTATACACACTCAACAGGATATGTTGTTGGTATATCGTGCATTTTATTTTTCACAAATCAAGATAACGATAAAAATTTACAAGTAATTCAAACTATAATAACACCTCCAAGTACTTTGCCAACTGCTGGGCAAACAATATCAATATTTACAAGTAGTGTAAGTGGAATATATTTAGGTACATACGAAATTAGCGATATAAACACTACTACAAGAATTATGAATTTAAGGAGAACTAGCGATTCGAGTGCTACTGATAATGTATCAACGAGTTATCAGTTTACTTTGAATCCACTTGTTAATCCTTTTATATCTTACACTAATGATGGATTTACAAATGTTAAAAATATAATAGCTCCTGACAAGTTCGCTAATTTAAGGTATTCTATAAAAAGAAATATTGATAAATATTGGAGAAATTACTTGACTACTTGCAATTTATACAAAAGAGTACAGCCTATAAAGAATACGGTCTACAAAAATAACAAGTTCTTTTCTTCATCTTACGATGGATTGTCGTTAGTAGAAAGTCACGATATTGCAACATCGTTTGAACCTCCTATTTTAAGTCCTTTTGTTTATAACGATGTTATTTTTGCAAACGTAGAATTTAACGATTTTATTGCCTTGCAAAATGCTGTAAGAACAGACAGAGGTTATATTAGGACATACGATAACAACGGATTGCCTATTGAATTATATCCGATAAGTATGAAGTATGAGAATTTAACTAAAGAATTAACTATTAAAGCAGAGGAGAGGTTTGTATCAAATTTTGTTGCAACTATTGAAACCATAGCGATAACAGACATATCTTCAGACCAAGCATCATCAGGAGGAACAAT